CGTCTCCTCATCCCACGGGGGGACAAAGAGCTGTCTAGTGGTATTCCGTTGCTCGAAGGGCACGGTGTATTCATTAGGGAGCTCCCGTTTGGGAAGACCTAAGATAACCATGCACAAAGAAAAGAAACTTAAATTAAAGTCAGGTTTAAAGCTGACTAAATTCGAGTACTTTTCCCGTATATTAACTTGGCTCGAACGCTATTTTAGCGCCGGGTACCTCGTTAATTGCAAGCGAATCCTTCAGAAGATGTTTCGTATTCTTGAAACCCGTGGCAAAGCCGAGGGAATCAGGTATGCGAAACAGACCCGCCTAGGCCTGTTAAAGGCCCTGGAGGGTCGTTCTAAGAAGGAATTGTGTACTAAGATTAGGAATGGTATCAAGTTCCCTAAAGACCTAAGGTTCCTTAAACTCGTTCAGAACGAGAGGTTCTACCCTGTTATCAGGCTAGTCCTTTCGACTCTGTCCGTGTTTAGGTTCCTGAAAGGGGACGGTAAGCCGTCATTCTCGACGATCGAGCAGGGCCCTAGCTTGGCTAGGATCCCCACTGATCTTCTTGAATACATTTTACCGTTCTTCCGGTCCATGGGATATCGGCCCTTAGGGCTGAGATCCCGGAAACTTGACTTCAAGAAGTTTAGGATGACCGTAAAAGCGGGCCCGAAAGGGCATGCTTTATGGACATCTTATCTTGACCTTCTACATATGCCGGATTCTCTTAGAGAGTCCATTGGCGTAGTAGGGGGCAAGAAACTTCGTGAATACATGTCCACTTATCTTTCCCTTATACCTAGTATAGCGGACTACCTGACTAACGTACTGGAATGTACCAGTATGTCTTTCAGGAGATTGTCCATTATACAGGATAAGGAGGGGAAGAACCGTGAAATAGCAATTTTAGATTATTATTCTCAGGCTGCTTTGCAACCTTTGCATACTTATCTATTTAAGCTACTTAAACGTATTCCCCAAGATAGTACCTTTGACCAGTCAGGGAATCTTGAGAAACTTGTTCCCAGCGATGGGTCATCTTATCATAGCATAGATTTATCTAGTGCTACTGATAGGTTTCCTATCGCGGTACAGTTTGCTCTTATAGAGACCCTGTTTGGTAATGAGTATGCAGTGCATTGGCAGAATATGATGGTGGGTTACCCATTTGATTTCGGAGAGCGTAAAATAATTTATGCTCGAGGGAATCCGATGGGAGCCTACTCGTCATGGTCTGCTTTTGTCCTGGCCCACCATTTCTTGGTCTTCATCGCCTGTAAACAGGGCGGTGTAGACTGGAAGGTGTGCCCTTATATACTTCTTGGTGACGACATCGTTATTGCTAACGATTTAGTCGCTGAGAATTATAAGGCATTGCTCCAGAGGTTGGACATTCCATTTAGTAAGGAAAAGAGTCATCAAAGCCCTTATCTGTTCGAATTCGCTAAGCGATTCGTTCATGATGGGACAGAGATTTCTCCTTTTCCCCTTGCAGGACTCTACGAGAACCGCAACAATTGGCTTTTAGCCGTTGGAACGATTTTCGAAGAGATCCATCGCAAGCGGTGGAATCCAGTTCATGACATTCTTCAGTTATCTGTAGGATATCTTCAGGCCATTGGCTATAACAGGAAATTTATTTCCCGTCATTCCATGAACCTGGAGCTTATCTTACTCATCAGAGATTCTTTCGCCGGCAGAAGGCCTATGGCGCCTGTATTACACAGAGCGGCATTCCTTATGCATGGGCAAGAGTTTTATGATTTGGTTACATGGTTTCCGGCCGAGTTTATCGAGCCGCAAGTCATGATCAAATCATTTCAAAAACTCTTTAGAAAATCTGTTGATCGCATGATTAGCAAGTGTGAACGAACTCAATTGGGAACTCTCCCAAGAGAGATCATTGACATCTTGTTTAATGAATGCTTAGATGCTGAAGATCCATTTCTGTTGATCGAATCGTGCCCCATCTTTCAAACTTTCCAGGAGATTGAACAAACTTTTGTCGATCTCCGTAAAGGAAAGATGAATGATGATGCGTTAATCCGTAAGGATTACCGTCACTTCCTTATGGAAGTGAGCATACCAACTAGTGATTTATCCTTCTATCTGCGGCGAAAAGACGCAGTACAGTTGGTTACTTCACAGTTGGTCGATCAGATCTTGGTCACCCTTGAAGAAGGGAGGAAGAATCCTCAACTTTTTCATCCGTTTTGTTATTAACGGTGGTGCCCGCCGG